CGGGGGGGCGGGGGGCAGGGGGGGGGGGAGCCAAGGGGAAGGGGGGGGGGTGGGGGGTAATAATGAGGGGACAGGTCCCAGCGAGGCCGGGGGCACCGGGGGGCGGCAGCTAGGGGAAGGGGTAGGGGATGGGGGTTATAATGAAGCGACAAGTCCCTACGAGGCCACAGGCATAGGCGGGGGCAGGTGCCTGGGGGCAGGCGGTCTCGCGCATAATGCGCAGCCGCGCGGGGGCGCGCGCGGGCGCGGGGGCCCACGATGCCCAGCAAGCTCCCCCCTGAGGGTAATATACCCCCGTCTCTTTATTTTTTCCAAATACCTGCGAGAAAACGAGTCTGAGCAAGCAACTGGCCCCTCTACGCTCTCTCCTCTGCCCTCCTTGCCTCTACATCCCCTTGACAAGCATCCCCCTCGGCGTGGTATAATAGCCTTAGAGCAAAGCGAAAATGGGCAACGGAAAAGCCTACAAACCGATGGCGAGACCAACGGCGAAAGGGAGCAACAGGAAAGGTGCTAACACACCAAAACATGGTTGCTGAGCGCGGAGATAGGGATGTTAGCCCTCTGCGCAAAAGAATCTGCCGTGAAACTGACGCTGGGCAGCCAGAGCCGCCAGAAGTGCAATACCTTCTACGTTCAGCTTCCTGTTCAGTCCATAGCGGTTGTGGTGGAATAGACACCTGCTTTGCCCACAAAATCTATGAATGAAGAACCTCCCACATGACCATCTATCTACCTAACCTAGCCATCGAACTCTTAATTTGCGTCCCTACCTGCACACTTGTCTGCGCCCTCATCTGCCTAAAACTGATACACCGAGACTACCATGCCTATTTATGAATATGTTTGCCCCCTTTGCGGCACCTGCTTTGAAGAAATCCGCCCCGCCAGCAACCCTGAGCCGGGGATTTGCCCTGAATGTGCCTCTCCAGCAGCTCGTTGCCCCTCAACCTTCCATATTCGTGGCCCTTTTCGCCACATGGACTGGGGCAAGCATGACAAAATCGTAAGTTACCCCGACGGGCATACCCGCGCCAAGTCCCACAACGAAACTTATGCCGACGGCGGCATCTAATTGAGGAGGGAAATGAAAGCTGTATTATGCCCAGTATGTAATGGTGTAGGAACAGTATCAAGCGGATTTTACAACCGAGGCGGTGATTGCCCATATTGGGCATCTTCTGGGGGAAATCCTGAATTGTGCCGTAGCTGCGGAGGCAAAGGTTGGGTAGAAGTTAGCAATGCCGATAATAGGCTTAAGCCCATTGATAATATAACTTATAGTTCCCCGCCTGATTATAATAGATGCCCTGCCTGCGGCGGTGATAGGAATTCACCTGCTAGAACTGGTTGCCCTATGGGAAGCCATTACGGAACTTATTGTTAGATATGCCCAAATTTAAGCACGTTATCCGTAAGGAGCAGGAAGAACTCGCCAAAATTGACCTGGTTCCTGGGGCTGCCCTTGATAAAGCTACGATTGCCAAGGCAAAACGGGCAATCTTAGAGCGGATTGAGTCCGAGGAAGCCGACAACATCTCCGAAGCCTGCGATTTGCTGGAAATCCCCAAAACCCGCGCTCATGGTTGGGCCAAAAGCGACAAGCACTGGGGAAATCTCATAGCGCAAGCCCAACAAATCAAAGCTGACCGTCTTGAAGCCCGCCTTGACACCCTCACAGGTAAAGGCGAGGTCATTGGGTTGATTTTTCGTCTCAAGAAGCTCCGCCCCGAGTACCGAGACACTTATCGTATTGACATCCACAACGAATCCCTTGAGAAGTTGTTACAGGAGCTCCGGGCTATGCGCCAGCTGCCTCAAGGACAAGTCATCGAGGGAGAATGGAAGGAATTGCCTGCTCAAGGTTCAGGATGATACGAGACAAACTACAGCAATTGTTTTGCGACCTATGCCAAGCCTTTGGGGGTTGCCTCGAGCCATTTGCTCCACAACTTGAATGGACGGGGACGATTGACCTGCATGAAGCCTCATCTATAGTGCTAGACAAGATGGATGAGCTAGGTGCTACTCATGCCCCTCTTTTCTTGCCCGATATGGCCATCAAGGTTTATCGGGTTGCCGATGTCAAAAATTTCCTTGCCTTAGATGAAACCAACAAGATTACATATATCCCAGAGATTAAAAATTGTGACGACTTTGCTGCACAGCTCTTCGGCTTGTTTGCGGGGCTTGTCTGGACAAATGCCCATGCCTTGAACTGGTTCATTGACACAGATAAGAAGTTCTGGTTTATTGAGCCGCAGACCGACAAAATGGCCTCCAGCCTTGAAGGTTGGCAGGGGAGCAGTTTTAGCATGTTCGTGGGGAGGTGATATGGAGACTAAAAGCTGGATTCATAGCAAGACTATTTGGATAATGGCCCTCAGTCTTGTTGGGAGCCTTGTTGCTGGTATCACTGGCGAGAATTGGTTTGATGGTGAGATGCAGATTGCAACTTTGTCATTTATTGGGTTAATTCTGCGTATAATTACCAAACAAGGTCTGTCTACTTAACAATAATCAGAAGGAGGAATAAATGGCAGCGGGAGCTTGGACATTTACGAATGGGGGAAGGACTTCATTACTTGACGGAACATTTGACATTGATTCCGACACCTGGAAGATGGCTCTATTCCTGAGCACATCCAACTTAGGTGCAGCAAGTACGACTTATGCGGGGGTATCCAATGAACATGCCAACGCCAACGGTTATACCACGGGGGGTAATTCTGTAGCTTTGACGTTAGCGGGTACTACTACAGTTACAGTTGATATTACTACCGACCCCGTCTGGACAGCATCAGGAGGCTCAATCGTAGCACGGTTTGCCGCTATCTATGAAGTCGGCGGGAATGTACTTTGCTATTGTCTGCTTGACTCAACACCAGCCGACGTGACTGTGACAACTGGCAATACCTTGACTGTGGCTGCTCATGCCAGCGGAGTATTTACTTTAGCATAAAGAGGTAGTGCCTTGATAGAGACCAAAAATTCCAAGATAACTTATCTTGGTGAAGGTAAATATAGGCTTGAGTGCTTTGGCTTTCCTGTACAGATGCGGGAGAACGGGGGAGCATGGCAGGATATTGACCTCACAATCCGTGATGGCAAGATGACTGCTGCCCCATACGAATTTACTGTTGTCGGAAGCAAACTAATCTTCAAAGATAAACAAACTGGTGAAGTCTCTACACTTGAATTATTAGATGTAAAACCTACTGGTGTGAAGTGGCAAGTTATACCTCACAATGAGGGGGTTAGCTTCCAGCATATTCTACCTTCTGGCAAGATACCTTTTGAGGCCAAGTTCAAAATAATAGGCAACGCCCACTTAATAACCAGGACTTTTGATGATGCAGGCGACTTGGAGATGGAGACCACTTTTAAGGATGGTGTTCTCACCGAGAGATTGTCAGGAGTTAAGGACAAACTGACAGGCTTATCAAGAACTGCTGTAGGTAATATTAGAATCGACCCAACATTAACTGTCCAGCCGAGTGCTAAAGATACCTTTCTCAATGAGGATGCAGCAACTACGAATTATGGTAATTTAACTTTTCTTGCTGTACGAGAAGCATACCCAGGATACAATGAAGTCATGAGGTCGGCACTTGAATTTGGCATATCTGCTTTGCCTGGTGGTGCTATTCTTTCCTCAGCTACTTTGCAGCTTTATTATTATGCCTTGTATAACCTTACTGACGGAGTAGGTAAGACAATCTGGGCATATAAACAAACCCATCCTGATTGGGTAGAACTTGAGGCTACCTGGAATATCTACAAGACAGGCTCTAACTGGACAGCGACGGGTGGAGATTATGTAACCTCAAATCCTGCTGGTGGTAGCACTACTGTTCCTGCATCCTACAGCTGGATGTCGTGGAATGTTCTGGCTATCGTGCAGGATGCCTATGACGGAAGTATTGCTGCCGAGTTCCTGATGAGGTTTGCTACAGAGAGTGTTGCCTCTGACGTACGCTCAAATCCCCGATGGTATTCTAGGGAATATACTACTGATACCTCCCTTTGCCCTAAGCTGGTAATTGAGTATACTGTAGAGGCCAATGTTACTGTAACCCCTGGTGTGATAGTATTAAGTGATACTGAGTATATTCCTGTATTAAAAGAGGTTACTACGCCTACCACTCTAGCCCTATCGTCAACCAAGTATGCCTCTATTCTAGGAACAGGCGTAATACCCTCCGCCCTGGCATTATCATTAGCGCTCAATAATAGTATAACTGGGTATGGCTATATCCCAACAACACTGGCGCATACATTAACAAAATACATACCTGTGCTTGAAGAGGTTACGACTCCAACCTCAGCATCATTAACCCTTTCAGCTTTTATGCCCGTTTTGGGGTTTACAATAATACCAAGTATATTAGTACTTGTAGATACTGAATATGCTCCCGCCTTAGATTTTGGGGTGATACCTGGAATTTTGTCTTTGATTCTAACCAAATATGTACCTATTATAAGCCAGATTCGTGCCATTAGGAAACGGAACTATTATATTGAAGCACCATTAACTGGGCAGTTTTTTATGATAGGGTTCGTAGATGGGCAAGAAGGTGTAATTTTTGAGGATAAGTAAATGGGAACCATTCATTATGTAGGCGATTCAATAGACCTTAGCTTTGAGATAGTTATCACTCCCGCTAATGCCCCGGCCTTACAAAGTATCACGGTATCCGTATTTAGCGACGAGGGCGAAATTATCCATGAAGACCCCTTGACCCTAGTAGATAATATGGTGAGTTACACGATTTCCCCAGAAATGACTCGACACGCAGGAAACTATGCAGCTATGTTCACTGTAAAACTTGCTAATAACATGGTAAAAACTCACCGCATGTTATTTGCTGTTCTTCCTAGAGGAGCACCTGAGGAGGAGAAAGAACTTGATGTTGCCCAACTAGACGAGAATGCAAATGAGGACACGGTAAACAAAGCTATTTCATCTAGTCTCCGTAAAAGTAGAAGAGCTAACAAGGGAGCAGGAGATGCTATAGATACTGTCTATGAAACTGCTCAAAAGAAGGCTCAAAGATACATTCTTAGATAAATGCCAACAAAAGAACAGTGCAATCTCATATTTGAACGGATAGGCTATGACCCCAGCATTCAGCAAGTAGCTATCCACGATAGTTCTGCTCGAATACGGCTTGTGGCTGGAGGCGAACGGTCAGGCAAGTCCAAGTCGGCGTCTGCTGATTATACGAGTCGCTTCTGGGAGACTCCTCTGCTTTGGCTAGTTGCCGCCGATTACGAGCGCACCAAAGCTGAGTTCCAATATATTCAAGAACATTTTGACAAGCTAGGCATACTTTACGAGGCAACTAAGCAGGTTGACCCTGGCGAACTTGTCGTTTACTCTGAGGGTGCTCTTGTTGCCCGCGTAAACACCAAATCGGCAAAAGACCCACGCAAGATAGCAATGGAAGCCCCAGATGGTATCGTGGTTTGTGAGGCAAGCCAGATTGATTATGAGACCTACTTGCGACTCCGTGGTCGTATTGCTGAGAAGCGTGGCTGGATGCTCTTGTCAGGCACATTCGAGTCTAGTCTCGGCTGGTATCCTGAACTTTATAATCGTTGGCAAGTCCCCAACGATGAGGACGGGGCAGCATTTAGTCTGCCCACATGGAGTAATCTTGCCATTTACCCAGGTGGGCGTGACGACCCCGAGATTCTTTCCCTTGAGCGGTCGTGTTCAAAAGAGTGGTTTCTTGAGCGTTACGGCGGCGTGCCTTGTCCACCTTCAGGACGTGTCTTCGACGAGTTCAGTTCCATGTACCATACAGGTATCGGGGCCGACTACGAGTTTGACCCCAAGGGGCTTGTGTATCTGTGGGTTGACCCAGGTTATGCTACAGCCCATGTCGTCGAAGCAATTCAAGTGCGTGGCGACCATGTATGGGTTATTGACGAGATTTACGAGCGCAACTTGGTTACAAGCGACATCATAAAGGTTGCGAAACAACGACCTTGGTGGAACCGTGTAGTTGGTGGAGCAATTGATGTAGCAGGCACTCAACATCAAGCTATGCCCGCTCCCGCAGAGGTATGGAATCGAGAGGCGGGGGTTCACCTGCAAAGCCAGCGAATCAATATCAGAGATGGGGTTGAACGGATGAAAACCTTCCTGCTTATCAATCCGATTACCAACAAGCCTCTGCTGCATATTAATGCCAAGTGCAAAGGCTTGATTTCGGAACTTGGCGGCTGTATCAACCCGCTTACAGGGCAGACAGCTGTGTATAGCTGGCAAATTGGCAAAGATGGCAATGTGGTCGGGGATGTTCCCGCTGACCGTAATAATCATGCATGTTTTGATTCTGAAACTGAAATTCTAACAGAGAATGGTTGGGTGCATTTCTTGGATTTACCTAAAGAGCAAAAAGTTGCTACTAGGAATCCCCAAGGGTTCATTGAATATCAACTTCCAACAGATTGGTTAAACTTACCATATCAAGGCGAGATGTTGGTAGGAAGGGGTGGAAACTTTGACTTTTGTGTTACTCCCAACCATAATTTGTTTGTAGCGAACCAGTATTCAGTTTCAGCATACAAACAATACAAGAAGTCTAAAAGGAAGGAGCCGCAATTTAATCTAGTTTCTGCTGATTCCCTTCCTTATAGTAGTTGGTTGGGTAGAACAGGAAAGTGGGTAGGACAAGATACTGATGTTGTTGTGACCTCACGACAACATGGAGCAGTACTTATAAAAGCTATTGATTTTGCTCGTTACTATGGTCTTTGGTTGGCAGAAGGGTCTAAAGGAAAACCTAATCATAAGAATAGATATGTTGTTCATATAGACCAAAAGAATAGAAAGGCGGAAGTTTCTGAGATAGTAAGTGCTCTTGGGCTTCATGTAATTACACATACTAACAAGAACGATGTTACACGATACACTATTTCTTGTAAAGGCTTTTACAAGTATTTTGCTTCTCAAGGAGTATCTTGGGAAAAACGAATACCCAGAGAGTTACTAAATAGCACTCCTGCTGTTCTTCAAGCCTTGATAGAAGGATACTTGGTTGGAGATGGAGCAAAAGACAAGAAGGGTTATGAATATGGAGCATCTTGTAACAAGGCACTATTGGGGGATTTTCAAGAGGCTGCCTTCAAAGTAGGACTAGCTAGCAACGTTCATGACTATAGCAAATACCGCACTTACCCAAATAATCATGGAATGTTCCATATATCTTTTTTTAAGCGGGGGGGACAAGACAAGCAGCAAATTACCAGCTTAAAGAAAACACAAGTCTCCTCAGAAAAGTATGAAGGCAATGTCTATTGTGTAACTGTACCAAATGGAATTATAGCTGTTAGACGGAACGGAAAAGTAATGTGGGCAGGTAATTGCAAAGCTCTGACTTATGGATTGGTGAATATGTTTGGTTATTCTAGCACTCAGCGAAGGGCAAAGGTGAAATTCTTTTGAGCTATGATGGATTTCTTTCTACAGCAACAGCTATAGTTGTAGCTTCAGATGTTGACGGGCGTGTCAAGAACGAAGCATCAGAGCTTTCCCACAAACTAGGACACCGCATCGCTGTCTGCGATGGCACAGCCGATGATGTAGAGATACAGGCAGCGATTGATGCTTTGCCTTCTGGAGGTGGCAGGGTTGTTTTAACAGAAGGTTCCTATAATGTTGCATCTCCTATTACCTTATACGGCAAGTCAGATGTAACAGTAGAAGGGCAGGGGTCTGCTACGAACATTATTGCTCCCACCTCTGGTACATTCGCCCGCTTTCTTACAATAGGGGCAAACGGGAGCATATCTTATCGCTGTCACCTCAAGAATATAAAATTCACAGGGGATACAGGTCTTACAGGCACATCTGATGGGATTGAGGTAGGGAGAGGTGGGAACTATGCGGTGGATTGCACTCTTGAGAATGTCTATATCATCAATGTAAAGTCCTCGGCTATTGCAGTCTATTCAGACCGAACCCATGTTATCAACTGCCGAAGTATTAGTAATGGGGTTGACCTTTACACTAGCTCTGCTGATGATGTAGTTATTTGGGGAGGCGTATATAAAGACACTCATGCTTATGATAGTGGTGAAATCTCGTACTTCAATGGAGGCAATAGAGTCAAGGTCATCGGCACACACTTTGAGCAAACTACCAACAATGGAGAGGCAATAGACTGGCGAGTAGTTGATGGGATGCTTCTTGGGGTTACAGTTACCCTTGGTGCTTCATCAGGTAACAATGGGGTAATTATAAATGCAGCAACTACATCAGGCGTATGGGTTGGGGGTAGGGTTGAACATGCAGGCTACACAGGAACTCCTGGGGCTGGGATACAGTGTAATGCCCCAGATTGGGTATTCTCTGGGATAACATTCAAGTGGGATGCGGATACTTATGCAGTCCTGTTGCAAAATAGTGCCACCAGAACAAGAATATCTGATTGCATCTGTTTATCTGGCGCATGGTTTGTCCGTGCTTATGATATTGCTGGTGATATTAGTATAATAAACTGCCATGCCAATAGTTCAAGTGTAACCGATGCTATCAGGATAGATGCTGCCACTGTCAATTTTACTGGGCTAAGAGTTATTGGAGGTTCTTATACTGGGTTGGGTGGCCATGCCTTGAGATATGTTGAAAGCGGGGGCAAAACAATAGGCGATGTTTATGTGGCTTACACAGACTTCAGTGGCAATACAGGCGGGACAATCACAGGAACTCCTACTGGAACAAATATCAAGTACCGAATGATTGAGGGGTACATCACCGAGAACTCAGGCACTGATTCCATCGCTAGCGGACAGACTACAAAGGCAGTTACTCATGGACTTGCTGCTACGCCGACAAGAATTAATATTACTTTTGCTGAGCAAGGGACAAATGACTATGGTAGATGGTGGATAAGTAGTGCAGGAGCTAGCACTTTTACAGTCAATGTCAGTGCTGACCCAGGGGCATCCAATTTAGATTTTTGGTGGGAAGCTAGAGTAAATTAGAGGAGAGGCATGAACACAATAACAATAGGGAATCTTCGCACAATGAGGCGGGAGGAAATTATGGAACTTCTCCCTGCTGTAGTCACATTTGATGGGGAGCCTTTTTTCTTGGCTGCTCCAGCAACAGGCAAAGAGCGACAGTACATTTATATTGGTGACATGCACCCGCGAGTTCAAATCCAGTTACGTGCCAAAGAGGATGTGGTTCGACGGGGTATGACCAAGAAGTAAAGAGGGCTAATGGATAAAGTTAATGACATTGTTAAAGCTGTAGACTCTTTTCGGAACGATACAACCTTCCTTCAGCTACAGGCACGGTGGGAACAGGATTACGACCTGTGGCGGCTCCAACCCTACAATGCGGGCAAGGGCTACTATAGCTACACGACCAACTCGCCTCGGGTGCTAGCTGACAAGCTCATCTCAATGCTAGTAGAGTCCCATCTGCTCATCCGTGTTCCCGATGAAGCTATTCTCAATGAAGAACAACGGAAAGTCTCTAACAATGTGGAACGCTTGCTTTACGGCGCTCTCAATATCAACCACGACATACTTGCGTCCCTTCCCGGGAAGCCGTCGTTGCGGGCAATAAAGGCGTGGTATGCAGTGGTGCGAGGCGGGTATGCTACACGCCCCTATGTGTACAAGAATGACGAAGGCAAAACCATTCCCGAAATCGCAATCTGGGACATTTACAACGTCGCCTACGGGCAAGACAGCAAAGGGGTAGTTTGGGCTGCCCACAAGTACCAAATCAGCGGGCAACAGGCACGAGACCAGTATGACATCAAGGCAGGAACCGCCGAGGTTGAGTGCTTGGATTTCTACGACCGAGAAAAGTACGGGTTAATTGTCAATGGCAAGCTGGTGAAGAAGGGCTTTACGCAACATGGTCTTGGCTACTGCCCCGTGTTCATAATGTTCGTGGGGGCAACACCTCCAGTGTGGCAGAAGAACTACCAGTACACACGCAAGCACATCGGCGAGTCGATATTTGCCAGCAACCGTGACCTTTATCCTGCCATGAACAAGACAATCTCCGACCTTGTTACCCTTGTCCGCCGAGGCGTAAAAGTGCCAATGGGTTTCTGGTCAGCAAGCGGTGACAAGACGCTTGAGGAAGATATTTTCCAAGTAGAAAAAGCAGCGGTTGTCCCACTACAAACAGGAGATAAACTTGAGCCAATCATGACGCAAACCATGCCTGCCGATGCAACTCCCCTTATGAACTGGATTTCGGGGGATGAACAGCGGGGGGGCCTGTCCCATGTGGCTCTGGGTGAGCTCGGGTTTAGACTGTCGGGATATGCAATCAATCAGCTTCAATCTACACTCTCCACCCTTATTGCCCCATTTGCTGAGTGTCTTGAGCGCTCTTACACGTTGGAGTGCACCGAACTACTCAAACAGTATACTAGCAAAGCCAAGCATTTTCCTCCGATGGAAGTTTATGGGCGGACAAGTAAGAACCAAGCATTTGGCTTCCCGACCCCCATGTTTATCAAACCAAGTGATGTAGATGGAAAGTGGCGACTTGAAGTTAGCCTTGAGCCTGTGCTGCCCAAAGATGACGCCCAGCGCTATCAACTGGCTCAACTCGCCCGAGAAGGAATTGTCCCACTACTTGCTGACGAAACAATTAGAACCGATGTTCTAGGAGTGGAGGACGCTATGCTTGAAGCTGAGAAGATTGCACGGCAATGGGCGGACAACCTGCCGCTCAACAAGTTGTGGGATGCCTACATAGCCTACATAGCCGACGGCAACCATGACAAAGCGATGAATGTGCTCAAAGAGGTGCAACGCCTTATGGGAGGAATGATGCCTCCAGCACAAGGTACAGCAACTGCTGAACGAACTGCAACAGAACAAGAAGCAATGGGGACACCTGGTGCTGGTATTCCTGCCCGCAAAACGGGGCTACCTTCATCAGTGACTCCGCCCGAAGCACAGGGCGGGATGCCGCCAGGAGCGCAAAACGCCCAGCTTCCATTGCTTGCAACTGAGGTAATGTAATGCCAGACGGAGAATATAATCCGCAACCTTTAACCGAAGCTGAATATCTAGCACTTGTCAAGCAAATGCTTGATATGCGTGTTCAGAGCCGTGAGATAGACCAACGGATAGCTGACACGCTCTATGTAAATGAGCAGCAGGCCATCGCCCAGCAAAAGGCAGACCTGTCTACTATTGGGCAGACAGCTATAGAGTCAGGGCTTGAGGTCATTGGCCAAGGTGTGTCTGGTGTTGCTAGCCTAACTAAACTGCCCATGTTCAATGATGTGGTCAAATGGATGGGTACATTCCCTGAACTTGAACGGAAAGCCTATGAGTTACAATCTATAGCAACAATGGAGCAGGGCTGGTTTGAAATCCTGCGCGCGCAGGGTGGAGCAGAGACTGCCGCAAACCGAAGAGCACTCGCTGAGTTTCAAGCACGAAAAGCAGTTGAAGCAAAGGCTCCTCCAACAGCTCCCCCTCGCGAACCTGTGCCAATTACACCTGAGATACCTTCTCCTACTGGTGCTTATCAAGAAGCCTTGAAGGGCTTACCTTATGCCGCTCAACGATACTTTGCAGGGCAAGGCGAGGAGGTTTACTCTGAATTTGAAAAGTTGATGCCAGGAGCACGAGAGGCTTGGTGGCAAGCAATTAATGTGCAACCCCAAAATATTGGTGGTATAGTAGCTGCTGGGCAGAGAACAATGCTGGAGCAGGCTCAAGCGAAAGTTGGGCAGGCTACTGAGGCGCAAGCGCAGTTAAAGTCTTTAACCTCGGGTATTTTCGGGATGCCTTTTTTCTCGTTGCCGCAACAGCGCGAGTTGACCCCAACCGAGCAGTATCTCCGTGAGGTGGGAGAAGGAAAATCTAGGGCGATGGCTGAGGTAGGCGCGCTCCAAGAAGAAATGGCAAAAGGGACTACACGCTTTGCGACTGGCGACTTGATAGTAAATCGTGCAGCTCCTGACCCTTGGGAAGAATACCTCAAAACTGGCAAGTTCCTGCAAGCATGGCGGAGACTTCCAGCACAAGCTCGAGGGCTTTACACTGGGCAGTATAAGCCGCCCACGAGG